CAATAAATTTTCAATACCAAATTGAACAATAAATCCATTTACTGTTCTTTCAACAAAATAAATTTTCTGGTCAATATCACTTGGTGCACCTATATTACCTGCAAGTCTCCATTCAGAATAATCAGATTCTCCTAGTAGTTTTACTTCAACTTTTAGTGTAGATAAATCTATGTCTTTATTTGGTATAAAATATTTTTGAGTAATTATATCTACTGATTGTATAGCATTTGTATCGTATACAAAATCTTTAGCTTCAACTATTTCTAATTCACATTGACTATCGACAATATCAACATCTTCGAGTGTTCTAAATGTATAACTCAAACCATCATTATTTACTCCATAGAAAATAGAATGTTTTGGAATTATATTTCCAGGCACATCCAATAATCCTGTTAAATATATTGTTGCTCTTGCTGATTTTTTACCAGTAACTGTATAACCAAGTGGTTTTACTAAAGAAATAACAGATTCCAATCGTTGAGCAGAATCTAAAAACATTTCACTTGCAATCATATTTGTATAATATGCATAGTAAAATGTATTATAGGCTAATAAATCAATTAGTGTTCTAATAACCGAACCTTCATAGTTATAATCTTTGATTATATTTTGAGTTTTTAAATAGTTTATTAAACTAGTTTTAATTTCTAAGAAGTCAAGACTTCCGAGAGTTGGTGGTTGGTTTTGATTTGTAGCCATCAACGAGACCTTTCAAGTTTTATTGTAATTTTATCTTTAGTGTTTAATGAAAAAATAGAATATTCTATGTTTATATTTATGATATTATTAACACTTTCAAATATTATTTTGTCAACTTTTACTCGCGTATCATATTTATTAATCATATTAGCTAAACGAATTCTAACTCCAGACATAAAATAAACATCATTTACATTTTCAAACAAAAGAGCATGAATATTTCCACCAAATTCATAATCAAATGCTCGTTCACCTATGTTAGTCAATACTATATTTTTTACTGAATTTTTTATAGAAGACAAATCTTTAGTTACATTGAAATCATTAGTAAATGAGTTTTTTGTCAAAAACATTGGTAAATCTGAAAACACATTTTTGATTATGATTGGACTATCGCTCATATTAGTTTGGCTTTCTTGGTATGGTATCTCTATTTAATATCAGTTGCATAGTCTGAACTGATTCTTTAGTAAATTTATGCCTTATTTCACTTACTATCCAATAACCATTAAATCTCTTTGATGGATTATCATCTTTATAAGCTCCTTCTTCTTCAGAAGTTATTAATTTTGTATGAACCAATTTAATCATATCTCCAATCTTTATATTATCATTTGGTATGATACCAATAGTAACTTGTTGGGAAAGGAATTGAGACATTAGAGCGTTTCTTAAAAGAGGTGTATTTTTAGGAGTATCCCAATAAGTTGCATATGTTCTTGTATATTCAAGATATTCTGCAAATTTTTTCCCAATTTCAGGACAATTGCAACTACATGGATTATTCGGGTCTATCCATACACATCCTAGATAATCTTCACCTAAATGTTCTTGAATTAAATCACATTCCTTCAATTCATTATATAATTGATACAATTCTAAATATGTCGGTTCTTTTTCATCAGGCATGTGCTCTTGAGCTGGACAATTGCAATATGGATTTGACTCTGGGCATTGTTTATTACTTATTTTTCCCTTCGGATTTGCACAAGTAAATTGTTGACAAATACTAGTAGACCTTCCATATACAACAAATTGAGCTGCAAAATTATTATCAAAAATATCATAATTTGGTTCTATTGTTGGTGGTGAAATTAATCCATATTCAGTTTCCCCACTCAAATCATATTTCCAAACATCGGAGGAAATTAATCCAGGTCTATAAATGTTGTAATCAGCATTAAACCAATGTAGCGCAGATTGTGTAAAATATTTCTTTAAATCTGGATGCATATCATCAATAGATGTTGGTATATGCACATTCATTGTTTCTACAAATCCATCTTCCGATTTTGGTAGGATAATTTTATCCATTTCTGCCTGAGATAATAATTCTCTAGTGTCTGGTGTATCAGCAAGGCGAAGCCATCTATCAACTTCTTCACCATACCACCACTGATAATTCCAATATCCATATACGAAATAATCGCCACTATAAAATCCTTCATACCAAGGGCCATAAACGCTATTGAATAGACCAAATAATCTATGAGGAACAAATACATTTTTAGGGAAATGGAAAGACCACCATGAACGATGAGGTTTAATTCTTTTATGAGATGTATTTATAAAATTACTACCCTGTGCTGATTGTTTATATTCTGGGTCTATACCAACGCCCCAATAATTAGAATTAGTAGTATAATCCCAAAAATTAGAATAATTAGAATATCCATAATAATCACTAACCTCTCCTATAGAATTCCATGTATTTTTTGGGTCGGCGGTATAATAGGGTCTACTAGTTTCAAATCCAATTTCTGGCCATAAATCCATACTATTTTCAGATAAACTTGTATTTAATAGAGAAGTTCCCGAATCCCACCACCAATATGCTCTTGATTTATTTTCTTGTTCATCACTTATCTTTGATTTTTTAATAGCAACATCAAAACCATATGGGTCCATACCTATTACAGCAATATTATTTCTAATAGTTTGTCTACCATTTGGTCCTGGTGTGATTTGAACAAGGTATGGTAAGAAATATTCAGTGCCCGCATCACGAACAAATCCATTTGGAAAATCAGCAATTCTATCTAAACCAATGGGACTTTCAAATTCAATTCTTACATAAGAAGCTATTTCTTCTTTTTTAATATTTGGTGGTTTTTTATTTGTTAAATCATCTTCAAATATATTAAATGTTTCTCTAAAACCTTCATCTGTGAATCCGATTAGACTATTCAAATCATCAAGAACTAGTTGTTTTTTGGTAAATCCATCTACACCATCTACTACATTTGGTGGATATGAGGTAAAAATTCTTTCTGTAAATTCTGATGGGTCTTTTGCTTCTTCTGCGTATTGTGATGTCCACGGAGGATTATTTAATGAATTTGCATCTTCATATGAATATACATAATGAGGATTTCTTTGAGTTACAAATGAACCTTTACCATTTTTATCAGAATATCCTTGACCATAATATGGATGTTTAATCAAGGATGTTACATTTGGGTCATTACCAAAGAAAATATCATAAACCCATTCACCAACTTGAGAACCAGTTAATCCTTTTGACCTGGCAAGTATTTCATATCTACTTCCTCTAATTTCTTTTCTCTTTATACTTTTAACATTGTATAATGATTTTGGTTGTTGAATAGGACCAGTTCTACCACCAGTTATACCTGTAAATATACTAGTACCTGGCTGTTTTGAAAAGAAAAATGCTTCTCTATTGTGCCACTCTGTATATTGATTCAACCATTTAGGGAATTGAGTGTTACTTATTAAATCCTTTGAATATTTTAAAAGTTCTAATTGAACAAATAGTGCTTTTCTTTCATTGACTGCAACTCGTTTTTGAACCTCTAATGCTATAGGATTAAAGCAAACTGTTTTGTAGCAATCCCCAGAATCAATACATCTTTTTAACTCACCAGGCTCATGATTTGCTTCATAATAACTATTTGTTTGCCAAGGATATTGGAAATCGTAATAATTTAAATATAGGTTGTAATAACGATAGTAATATCCATCAATGTAAGTTATGTAATTATTTAATACCTGTATAGGACTAGATACTATATCTTGTGAACAAATTTTAGCAAACTCTGGTAGGGGTTCATAGTTTGGATAATTTGGGCAAGAAAACTGAGCATTCTTCCAGCATAAACCTTCTGGAACTGTTAAATTTGGAATTTTACCGCCATTTACATATGGTGTATAAAAATTAGAATAATCTGCATTATTTCCACATGATATATTCTGACCACTTGTTACAGGTCTATTTCCATAATTAACATTACCAAAGCCAGGATAATATGAATTGCTACTAGTTGGACTTTTCTCTTCACATGGAATTAAATGCTGTGTTATCCAATTATCAACACTGCTGATATAATTATCCGCGTTATTAATAAAATTATCAAGATTTGTTAATCGTTCTTGTGTTCTTTCAATTGCAATATTGTATAGATTCAATCCTCGGTCGAACACATATTTTACATAATTTGATAAATCGCTTTTAAAATTATAAAATTTACCGATTGTTTGATTATATGGTTCTTTTGTTAAATCGTATGATAAAGTTAATCCATATTCACTACCTGTATCACCTGAATCATAATTTAAAGTATCAGTAAAAGAACCAGCAGCTACTACTTTATACTCTTGTTTTAAATCTGAAAATATTCCAGTAGCACCAAATAAAATATCAAAAGTAGGACCAGATAATCCCTGATATTGTTTTATCAATTCAGCATCGGCTGTGCCTCCTATGTTTGCACCCTCTAGACAGCAAACTGCACAACGATAAACTTCCCATTTTCTTTTAATATTTTTTAAATTAGCAAATTTCTTTCTTTTTTCTCTAAGCGGTTCTCTTATTTTTTTATTAATTTTATGTAAGGTTTTAACATCCAGTGTTGTCATGTCAAATTGTGGTTGCCATATAACATTAGACCATCTAGAATCACCACTTCTACCGAGATAATCCCACCAAACAACAGCTGGGTCTTCTACCTTTTTACCAAAACCTACATCGGACGAGTTGTAAATCCATTGACCATATGGTGTGTTATATCTTAAATTATCATAAAATCCGTAAACAGCATCTTCGCCATATCTGAACGATGGTATTGTCAATTTTTCTGATACTGTTTTATTTCTTCTACTTAATGATTTTGAATTTTTAATAATAAGTGGACTTGTTTCTATATCTTCTGATATAAGTTTATATTGTTCAACATGCTCTACTTTTTCAAAATCTCTATGATAATCATAATCTATAATTGAATAAGTAAATCCAACACTTGTATCTAAAAAGTTAGAATATGGATTTGAAAAATCAGGAAATGTTGATTTATAATAGGAAGAATATGCTTTTTGACCAAATAATTTCATGCTATCTAGTTGATTTAATGCAACAGCATTCCATACTTTGTATGGATTTTTATTGTCGTCTGTTTCTAGAATATATGTTTGAATAAGGTCTGATTTTATAAAAGTATCACCTAAAAATGAATTAACTACTTCTGCTAATTCTGTGAACTTTACTTTTTCTTTTCCAGCTTTTATTAAATTATTTAATGATTTAAATTTCCATCCTTCTCGGTCTTTCCAAAAGAAATAATTTACTGCATTTGGATTTTCTTTTGAAACTGAATAGGAAGAAATTTGTTGCATCAAATTAATAAAGGGATATTGACCATGGTCTTTACCAGTTGGATATGAAATTTCATTTTGTTTTAACCATATTCCATTTTTTGTTTCTTCTATTTCAATGGGTGTTAAATCTAATTGTCTTGAAATTTCATTTACTAATCCTTTTATTTCTGAATTTTCTTTATTTTCTTCGGATAACGCAATATATCCAATGAAGTCTTTTTCATCTTTCAATAAAGCATCTGTAAATGTATGATTAAATACTTCTTCTGAAATAAATTCTAGTTCATAAACACGAGCTGGTTCTAAAAAGTTTATTCTTTCTTCTGTAGAAAGGTCTGTAATAACTTTAGCAGATATAACCTTGAATTTAAGTCTAATTTCATTTTCTAGATTTTGAAGGCTGAATACAATTTCAATAGTTTCATTACCTGTGAAGTTTACAACTTCAATTAAATTATATTCATCAAATAATTCAAGAGTTCCAGACATATATGGAGTAAATATGGACTCTTTAATCTCAAGAGACAATAACGAGGACATATTATATCCCTGTCCTGTTATTTTATCATTGAATAAAATATATTTTTGTTCTTCTGTGTCGGTAGAAACGGGAGTAGTTCCTATTGATGAGGAACCATTACCTACTGTTTGTTTTTCTGGATAATTTTTCTTATAAAAATTTACCTCTTTTAGAAAGGAGGGAAATAAATTTGCTGTATTATCTACTTGTGATGGTACATTATCTGATGGCATATTATATGTTTAACTCTATTTGTTTAGTTCTACCTGCTGTATCACTATTTAGAGTATTATTGAATAGTTCAACGAGTGGATATACAAATTGCGGATTTATAATTTTTATTTTTGTGGATTCATTATAAGAGGAAAGTTCTAATTGCTGATTAGTTATTTTTTTCAACCCTACAGGTAATGGATTGCCGGTCATATAATTATATAAAATAGTATTAAATATTGTAGATGTATCAGTAAAATTTGTTGGTTCGTTTACACTATTTGTAGAATTAGAGGCAGTATAATCTGTTATTTGTGAATTATTTGGATTAACAATTCTATATGGTGAGACTATGACATTACCAACTTCAAAATGATGTGGTGCTGTTAAATAATTTTCAGCTTTTTCTATCCTATAATAAACATAGTCTTCATTTGAATCCATCAATGGTCTATATTTTCCATCTGAATTTTTTCTCAATATAGTAATATTTTCTCCACCCGCGAATGACGAAGTAAATGCTACCCCTGAAAAACTTCTAAATTCTTTATTTACATTGGTTATTAATGTGTATTTGTTGGTATTGATACTGTTAATATATAACTTTGAAGTTTCATAATCAATAGAGAGAGTTATAGAAATTGCAATATCACCAACTTGAGCATCATTTGTGAAGGGAATATAATAAGTTTTTCCATTATATTTTGCATTCATTTGAGCATTAAAAGTTTCAAAATCTACATTCCATTCCAAACTTGGATTTACAGTTTGATTAGATAAAAACAACAACCAAGATAATTCTGGATTTCCATAGTATTCTTGTGCAATACTTTCTGGTTTTCTTCCAGTACCATTTACTATATCAATAAAAATATTTGAAGTATTTAAACTTTCTTGAGAAAGTGATACTTTTCTAAAAACATCAACTACTGGTACAGTTTGTCCGTTTTGAAAAGTATAATCTATTTTGGGAAATTTATTGAAATACATTATCCTAGTCCTACTGCTCTTCCTATGGCCTGTCCACCGTTTATACCATCTTTATATAATCCTCCATTAGTATAAAAAGATGTTGAACGATTAATAATAGTTGATGAAAATGGAGTTGCTACTCTTAATGCTGGTTCCAATTCTATGAAATTTAATATAACACTTTGAGCTAATGGTTTTAGTTTTGAACCATCGGATATCGCATATGAATCCTGAAATGCAGATTTGTTGACTACCACTTTATCTAAAACCGATAATTGTGGTTGTCCAGACCAACTTCTGTCGTTATTTAAATCATCAATAGCACCTATACCAAAAGTCCACATGGGTGGATGGTCTACTTGTTTACTAATAGCATCAGTTCTAGCAGTTGGTAGTGACAGTGCTTCAAACGCATCGCAAATATCCGACGCTGCTTGAGCATCCTCTTCTGTTCTAGAAGGCATTACAATTTTAAATTGAAATGTCCTTTTATTGACACCTTTAAACTTGGTATCAGTCATATCCATATCTTCATTTATACCTATTCCGAAGAAATTTAAAACTGCATCTGGTAATACGCCCAACCAATGAATAGGCGAAAATATTCCATCATATGGGTCCGCTAATGTATAGTTTTCTTCCGCACCTATTTTTGCATTATATTCCACATCTGTGGTTGTAGAAAATTCTCTTGGTGCGGGAACTTGTATACATCGTATCATATTACCACCCAGTATACTAGTAGTAGCTCTAGACTGGGAGTTATTGGAATATTGATAACAGTAAAATTTTAACCACAATGGAACTCTTTGTCTCAATTCGGGAGATGCTGGAAATATTTGTGTATAATTAAATAAGGCCATCTTTTTTTAAAACTCCTACTATATACTATTATGGCATATAAAACAAAATATATACCCGAAAACCCATCAAAATATATAGGTGATATTAATTCAATTTTATGCCGTTCTTTATGGGAAAGAAAATTTTGTAAATATTTAGATTCTAACAAAAATGTAATCCGTTGGTCGTTTGAAGGATTGAAAATACCTTATATTTCGCCAGTTGACAATAAAATTCATAATTATATACCAGATTTTTTAATCGAAACAAAAGATAAATCTGGAAATATAGAAACAATGATTATAGAAATAAAACCCAAAAAGCAAACAAAAGCGCCAGAAATGGGTAATAAGAAAAAATCTACATTTCTTCAAGAAAATACAATATATAAAGTTAATGAAGCTAAATGGAAATCTGCATATCAGTTTTGTAAAGATAAAAATATCAAATTTAAGATATTAACAGAAGAGGACTTATTTTGAATAGAACAGCAAATACAATAACACAATTTAGACAAAAGGTATTAACTAATGGAGGTATCCAACAGGTATCTAAATATCTTTGTACATTTGCTGACCCTCTTGGTGAAACTTTACAAATTTATCCAGAATCTGTAACCTTACCACAAAGGTCATTTGTTCAGGTTCCCTTTTCATATTGGGGCCCAGCTGAACAGATACCTATTAGAAGAGAATATGGTGAATGTGCCATGACATTTATCATATATCAGGATTGGTTGGAAAGGAAATATTTTGAAAGATGGATGGATTTAATTATACCAACACATTCTACTGATACACCACCCAGTGATGGTATTGGTGCATTACAAGCGATAACTGGAATTGCAAATCCATTCAACAATGAAGTTGATGCATCAAAATATACAGATTATTCTAATTCCAAGAGTAAACAATTAGGTTCTATAGTGGTATATACATTACAAGCAGACGGAAATCATACGATAAATGATGCAAATGCTGCAATTTATATGCAAGATGCTTACCCTGTGTCTATAACACCAACATCTTTATCATCTGAGGCTACTGGATATGGTACATTTGTTGTAATTTTTGCGTTCCGTCAGTATTCCTTTTATTAAATGGAGAAATTATGTCTTTAGTTGATTTATTGAAAAAAACTACCCCAAAATATCAAACAACAATACCGTCTAGTGGTAAAAAAATATGGTTTAGACCTTTTATAGTAAGAGAAGAAAAAATGCTTCTCATGGCACAAGAAACAGGTAAAGAAAATGAAATTTTTAAAGCTATTGTTTCTATAATAAATGAATGTTTTGATGATATCGGAGATGCATCTAAATTACCAATTTTTGATTTAGAATACCTTTTTATTAAATTAAGAGCTAAATCAGTAATGGAAGTTGTAAATCCAATCTTGGAATGTCCAGAAACCAAACAAAATTTAAAATTAAACATCAATCTAGAAGATATAGAAGTTAAAAAATTTGAAAATCATTCAACTAGAATAAAAATTTCTGATGATTTAGTATTACAGATGAAATATCCAAGCATTTCTCTATTCATAGAACATGAAGTAGAAAATATGCAACTAATGGATTTTTATGATTTAGCTGTATCGTGTATAGATTATATTGAAACGCAAGATTCACGAATATCAGCAGATGAATCTTCTAAACAGGAATTAAGAGAATTTGTAGATAATATGACAAAGGTTCAATTTGATGAACTAATCAAATTCTTTGCAACTATGCCTAAAATAGAACATGAAGTTAAATATAAAACAAATGATGGTGTTGAGAGAAGTATAACAATAAGAGGAATTAAAGATTTTTTCGGATAAACCTCAGCCACATAGCATTAGGTTCATATTTTGAACTACTGTTTAAAATGATGCATCTTTACAAGTATTCACTCACGGAAATAGAAACCATGATACCTTGGGAAAGAGACATATATGTGGAACTACTGAGGGAGCACATTGAGAGCGAAAATAATAGATTGGCTAATAAGAGAAATGAAGCAGCAGCACAAGATGCTTTAAGAAAGAGATATAGATGACTGACAAAAATCTAGAAGGTCTAAAACAAGAAATATTGAATATTTTTTCTAATTCAATATCTTTTAAAGCTCAAAGTGATGTTAGAGCAGAACAATTGGATATCACGCAACCTGATATTATTC